TCCCATGAACGGGCGGGCGGCGGTGTCCTTCGAGCCGAACTCGACGAAGCGCCAATGGGCCGTGCCCTTGCCGGGGTTCTTCTCGTCGCCGGGGTCTTTCTTCGCGCCGCCACGGATGCCGACGCGGTACATGATTTCGCCCGTGGCCTTGTAGCGTTTCGGGCTGAAGCGCACGGCGACGTTCTTCTCGATGTCGCTCGGGGTCGCTTCGTCATCGATGGCGGCGGCGCCTTCCTTGATGGCGTCCGCGACGATAACCGCGCCCTTGCGCACGGCGCCCATCACGGCTTTCTTGCCGACCTTCTCTTTGAGCACGTCGAGCTTCGTCTTCAGTGCGGCGAGTTCGACGGGGTTGAACTTGACGGCCATGTTCAAGCCTCCACGCTGCAAGGGATGGTCAGCCACTCTTTGCCGCTGTTCGGGTCGGGCAGGAAGCCTTGCGGGATGTAGAGGGTTCCGTCCGGGCCGATCAAGCGCATGTCGTGCTTGAGGTCGGCGCGGTAGCGGATGACGATTCTCACAGCGACCTTGCTTTTCAAAGTCTGCGCGGCGATGTAGTCTTTGACGCTCAGCGGTTCGATTGCAGCGGCGACCGTGGCAAGGGCCGTCCACGTCGTCGTCATGGCGCCGGTCTCCGGGTCTTGCGTGCGGGTCGGGGCTTGGATGGTGACGCGATGGCGCAGGCGTCCGGCGTTCAGGCCCATGACGGCCCCCGGATCGTGTCGAGGATATTGCGCACGGACGGGCTCAGCGGGTTCCCGGTGCTGCTCTCGCGGTTCGCCCACAGTTCGCCGAGCACGAGCAAGGTAGCGGCGTCGCGGATCGGGTCTTCCGTCGACGGGTAGGCGTCGACGAATCCGCGATACGTCCTCACGATCATCTCGGCGTGGTTCAGCTTCGTGTTCACCTCGGCGTCTTGCTCGCTGCCGTCGATTCGGAGGTGATACTTCGCGTCTGCAAGGCTGATAGTCATTGCGCGTCCTCCTTGAGGTCAGCGTCCGGGGCAAGCGGTACGTCTTGCATCTGGCGGAAGATTTCGTCCCCGCCATCAACCGGGGCAAGGTTCAGCTCGGCACGCGCTTCGTTGATCGTCCGCAGGCCGGATTTGACGGCGGTGCTCAGGACGTTGATGCGGGTCGCGCTGTCGAGACGGAGCAGCGAGCTTTCGTCGAACTCAGTCCGCACGTCGGGGGGCAGGTCCAGGCCATCGTCGAGGGCGAGTTCCAGCGATTCGATATGGACTTGCAGGCAGTCGCTCAGGTACTGCAGGTTCGTCGCTTCGGACGACGTGTAGGGCGCGGTCGGGCCGGCGCCGATTTTCCACGCCGGAACGTGGAATGCTCGGGCCACGTCTTGGGCGCTGAACGCCAGTTGCTCGATCAGTTGCGAGTCGACGGGCGTTGTGCTCATCGCCTCATAGCGCAGGCCGTCGCCGAGCACGGCGGTCTTGCCTGCGTTCGCTCCGGTATAGTTGGCGTCCCAGTGCGCTTTGAGGCGTTCGGCAGTCTCGGGGCTGATTGCGCCGGGTGCCGTCAGGATGCCGCCCGGCTGTGCGCCGTTCTGGAAGAACTTGGCGCTGTTGTGCTGGATCGCAAGCCCTTGGGTCGTGGCAGCGGCGGCGGCTTGCAACGGGCTCAGGCCAATCAGCGGATGGAACGGGGCGATGCCTCGATCATGGATGATCTCGCGAGCGGGAACCGTGACATCAGCGGCGATGCCCGACAGTTGCGACGCCTTCAGTTCGTAGAAGACCGCGCCATCGTCCGCGATCATCGGGCGGACGGTCTTCGCGTCCAGGACGTGGAGTGCGGTAATGCGGCCTCGGTTGTCCCGGACCTTGAGCACGTAGGTGTTGCCGAAAATCAGTTTCGACGCGATCCACTGGCTTATAAATTGAACGCGATTTTGGAAGCCGTTCGGCTTCCGCAAGAGGCGCGAATATTCGTGCGTGATCGGCGACCAGTAGTCTGTGCGCCGGCTGATGCTGATAGGCAGCTTCGCCACGTCGGACGCGATCAAGTTCACGCACGCGAACACGGCGCTATGTGCAAGCGCGGTCTCGACAACGATAGGCTCAGAGCGTTGCCATGCGCCCGAAGTCGGCTCAGCGACGATCGGAAACCAGCCCCGATTGCTTACGGGCTGCAAGGCCTTCTTGGTGATCTCGAATCCGAATAGCTTCATAGTGCTGCCTCTTCTTGTTCTAGTTGGCGCCCGCCTCGTGAGCGGGCGCCCGCACTACGCCGGGTTAGGCGTATTTCGCAGCGGAGATGCGGTAGACGGCGGTCGGGCGGCGGGTGGTCCAGGTGATGCCACGGATCACGCGAATTGCGACACTGCCGGTCTGCCACAGCGAGACCAGCGAGGCAGCGGTCGGCGTCTTCGAGTCATGAACCGGTGCTCCATCCATTTCGAGCGAGGCCTCGCGCGATGCGTCGATAGCAAGGCCGCCTTCGGCAAGTAGGATTTCGTTCTGCACCGCGAGGACCAGGTCGTATCCGGCGGTCGCGTCGCCCGGAACGTTGGTGCTCAGGACAACGGGCAGGCCTTCGAAGGTGCCCCCGTTCATCGAAATGCCGGGGAATTCGCGCTGGCCCGACGTGATGGTGGTGACGTCTTGAGTCACCGAATCAACGTTGGTGGTGAAGCTGAACGGCACAACCATCATCGACAGCGACAGGGCGGTGCTCGGGTGCATAATCCAAGCCGCAGAAGCGAGCGGCTGATTTGCGAGCACGGCGTTTGCATAGGCCTTCTTCACGTCGGCGCGCACGGCATCTGCCGAAGTGCCCGAAGCGGCGGCAGTGGTCGCGCCATTGGCGATCGATGCGGGCTTGACGCCAGCCACGCCGGCGTTCGTCGAGGTGATGAATGCCACGTCGATGGCGTTGGCCGTGACCGCGATCAGGTCATCGCGCACGAGGTTTTCAGCGGCGGGTTCCGAGCGACGCAAGAGCTGCTCAGTGAAGACTGCGATTGCGCCCAGCTTGTGATCGCCCAACTCCAGGTCACCGAACGCTGCGTTGGTGACCGCAGCAGGGCGGCCTTCCCCAATCCAGGACGCCGACGTGCCGGTGGTCTGGCGCGGGATGCGGATGTTCGAGGGGACGTGGCGCACTTGCGTCAGCTTCGACACGATGAGCGACGGGCGCAGCAAGTCGATGAATTCTGCAGTCATCATCTGCGGTTCGATCAGCGAGGCGAAGTCCGCGCTCGTGGTCGTGCCGGCAGCGACAGCCGCTTTCAGGACGGTCTCGACGCGGTTACCGTAGCCCAGGTGCTTGGCCATTTCCACGGCCTGCATCGGGTTGCCACGGGCAAGGGCAAGCGCCTTGGTGAAGCGGACGAAGTCCGAGCCCTTCGGCGCGTTGTCTTGCACGGTCACGTTCACGCCTTGGACCGGGCGAGCCGATTTCGCTTGACGCGCTTCGGCGGCTTTCAGTCGTTCGATGTGTTGATCCAGCGAAGCGACTTCCGTTTCGGCGGCCTTGTATTGCGTGTCCTCGTCCTGCGACAGGGTCGCGCCCTTGGTCACGAGAGCGTCCATCTTGCCCAGGGCTTCGGCGCGGGCGGACTCAAACTGCTTCAGTTGTTCAGCGATGGTCATGGTGTTTCCTTCAATGTGAATAACGGGATTTGCTGCTTGGTGCTGCTTCGTGGTCAGGATTCGTGCATCCTGATGTGCTGGAACAGTCACCAGTGACAATTCCAAAAGCTCGACTTGCTTGTAGTGATACCCACCGGCAGCAAGTGGGGCGTATTCGAGTGGGCGGAATCCGATGGACAGGGACACGGCGCCCGCCTTGACGAACTCCCAATAGCTCTTTACTTCGGCGCTCGCGTCCTTCAGGACACGACACACCACAACAAGGCCCTTGGCGGTCGGGGTCATGCTCTCGACGATGCCGGCGGGTTTATCGTGGTCGTGCTGCCACAGGAGCGGGACGGGTAGGTGCTTTGCCGTAATGCCTGCGGTCTCGACGATGTCGCCGACTCGGTCCGTAGACGGCGTCGAGGCGATGCCCGTAAAGACGCCTTCGTCCTCGTCGAAACTCTTTACCGTCAGGGTGCTGAATAGCTTGTTCATGTTGTTGTTCTCAGAGAAAGATCATCTGGTATTCGGGTTCGCGCTCTTCTTCTTCAACCTTGAACGCGGCGCTGAAGCACATCGCAAGGGAGACAATTCCGTCTATTCGGGCCGTGGCTTTCCGCTTCGAGAAGCGGCGCTGCCCTTCGGAGTTGATCTCGGTCACCGCGCCCGCTGCGGCCATCGTCAGAACCGGGTGCATTCCGTGGCGCAGGCGCTTGTTCAATAGCTCGGCCTCAAGGTTGCAGATGCCCGGATTCACGCCGTTGAACCCTTGGTGACACATGTCACTGCCGGATGTAAGTTGATACGGGCTGCCGATTGAAAGTTGATACACCGAGTTGAGAAGATCGGGCCATTTGGAGCCCGGGTGATCACAGACGAGGTGTATGTGGAAATCGAACTGTTGAGG